AATTTATTCTATTGCTGCAGCATTCAATATTTCCGTACAAGAAGTACGTGAGGCTCAGATGGCAAACCGTCCTATCGACGTAACTAAAGCTGATACAGTTCGTAAAGCTATTGCTGAAAAGGAAAATCAAGTTGCCTTTTCTGGTGATAAACTACACGGTATTAAAGGTTTAACCGATTCCGTGGGCATTCAAGTTTATGCCACTCCACAAAATGCCGGTAGTACCTCAACAAAGTGGGCTGACAAAACGGGTGAAGAAATCGTTGACGATATTATCGAAGCGAAATCTAAAGTAGATATGTTAAACGGCCATGAAGCTGATACATTGCTCTTAACACCTGATGCAAAGAAGCAACTTCAAAAGAAGGTATTTAATGAATTTACGAAGCAAACAGCACTGCAGTACATTCAGTCTGAAAGCTTATTTAAACGTATTGAAACAATTAATGATCTTAAAGGTAAAGGTTTAGCAAGTACGGATTGTTTCATTGTTTTAGATTCTTCACCTGATGTTGTAGAGCTGGGTATTCCAATGGATATTACACGCCATCCACAAGAGTATTCATTCCCAAATACAAAAGTGCCATTTGAAGAGCGTACAACAGGTTTAATTATCCGTTATCCAATGGCTATTTGCCGTGCGGACGGAATTTAAGGGGGGCTATTCATGTTAGTACAAAACAAAGGTAATCATTCATATACAGCCAACGGGTTAACCCTTAACCCTGGTACAAATAAAGTAGATGAGAAGGACTTCGACCATTTCCTTACTCATCCACTTATGAAGCACCTTAATGAAAAAGGTGAATTTGCCTATGAAGGTGAAAAAGCAAAGCCGTCTGCGAAGGATGCAATTGCAATGATTGAAGATGCGTTTGATGTTGATATGCTAGAAGGCTTGAAAGCAGAAGAAAATCGCAAATCTGTATTGGATGCCATTGATAAACGAATCGAAGAGTTAACAAATCCCGAAAAATAGGAGGGATATACATGTTATTAACGTCATTAGAGCGAATTCGAATGTTAAGTGATGAATTTACTTCAATCGCTGATGAACGGCTTACTATGTACATTGAGGATGCTTCACTCGAGGTGTCCTCTTTAAATGTGCCAGAACAATATCAGGAGCGATTAACGCGGTATTTAGCTGCCCATTTAGCTATTTTAAGCATTACTAAAGACCAAACGGTTATTCGTGAAAAGGTGGATGTTATCGAACGTCAATACAGTGATCCAAGTAAAAACATCGGACTATTAGCTTCAAAATACGGCCAAGAATACCAACGTATTTTAGAAGAGCTAGAAGAACAAATAAAACCAAAGAAGTCTATTAATTTGGTGGTGTTGTAATGTCTAACGTTCGAATTAGGGGAACAAATCGAATACCACAGCTTATTAGCGCATTACGCGAACTAAGTGAATACGGAATTGAAGTAGGTCTTGTTGGTAGTGATGATTCTGAATACATCATGATTGCCAGTGTACACGAATTTGGCATTACAATTCGTAAAAAGAAAGGCTCAATTAATATTCCTGAACGTTCCTTTTTACGGTCAACGTTTGATGAGAAAAGTGGTAAATGGTTTGATTTCGTTAATAAGCAAATTCCGAAGCTGTTAAACGGTAGCATGAATGCTCGTACTATTTGCGAAAGACTTGGCGCTAAGATGGTTGGTGATGTTCAGAAGAAATTAACTGAATTAAGTGATCCGGCAAATGCTCCGTCTACGATTGCACAAAAAGGTTCAAGTAATCCTTTGATTGACACAGGTGGATTAAGAGCCCGCATTACTTATAAGGTGGTGAGAAAATAATGCCTGAAAAAATGCTGTTTAGCTCGGTTATCGAGTCTCAAGGTGTACCATTTATTGCTCATATTACAGGTGAAAGTGGCTATGAAGATGGGGAATGGGTTGAGGGAAAAGAAGAACCAAAAGGTATGACAGGTATTATTCTCCCGCTAAGTAATGACGACTTAAAATATCTTGAAAACGGTAAGTACACCGAGAAAGAAAAGAAATTGTTAACAGTGGACCAGATACCTGAAGGAACCAAGATAGAATACAAGGGCCAACTATTTACTGTTCAAGCATTCAAGGATTACTCAGATTACACTGACGTTAACATCTACTTGATGAGGTGGCGAGCTAAATGAATTTAGTTAAATCAATTCGAAAACAACTCGCAACCGATATGGCTATTACGATTATTAGGTCAGACCAACTAGGTGATATTCCTGATTTACCCTACGCTACATACAAGGTGATAAGTGACCGAAAAGGTGTAGGGCAAGAAGATGTTTCGCATGTTGACAACGTTGCTGCATTAGTCGAAACGCGAAAGCAGGAACGAAATACAACCTTATCAATTAATATTTATGGAACTTCGCATGATAACGCCTATGAAGTAGCTACACAGCTTCGTAAGTGGTTTGAGTGGCGAGGTTCTTTGTTTTTAGATGAGATAAATGTTGCTGTAGTCAATCTTACTGATGTAACCAACCGTACAACGTTTTTGTTAGAATCCTATGATGAAAAATGGGGCTTTGATGCAATTATTCGATACCAAGAAATTGATGAACACGAAATAGACTACTTCGACAAAGTGGAAGTAGAAATGAAATTAGGAAGGTGATTAAATGCGCTATGTTGACGTGCAAATTTCAAGGGAAACAAAGCCGATTTCAGAAAAGGGCTTTGGATTACCTTTGTTACTAGCAACAAGTAAGGAACTAGATTACAAGGAATATACCGGCATCGAGGATGTAGCTGCTGATTTTAACGTAAGCACCAAAGAATATAAAATACTTTCTCGTATGTTTGGACAGTCTCTAAGACCTGCTCAAATAGCTGTGTACGGAATTGTTTATAATTCAGCGTCTGATGATGTGGCAACACTTGCTACAAAGCTAAATGAATTAATTAAAACACATAACGATTTTTATTATCTTGTCAGTTCTGAGCAAGGTGATAAGGAAATTACAGCACTTGCAGAATGGACTAATACGCAGGATAAACTTTATGGAGTCACGACTGATAGTGTCGAACTAGCAGAAACACTAAAAGGTCAGTACGATAACACATTTATCCTTGTGCACG